AGGAATTCCTGTTTACTGTTGGCGTTGTATTTAAAGCCTATAACATTGCACCCGCTATTCTGCAAGTCCTCTACTATCGGGTCTCCTACCCCCGTGCTATCTATCTGAGCTTGTGTTTTACCGATTACCTCCTTTATTCTTTTGGTAGTATTCCCCCAATCCATTCTAAACCTTTCAAAGTGGCATATAAGCCCCATAGCGTTTAGCCCTATTATTACCGTGTAGTCAACTGACTTGGCAAGGTCAATCCCATAACACACCGCTTGGTCTGTTTGGATAGGTGCTAAACAAAGTTTAATGTAGTTTAAACCAAAAGGGTTGCTACCGTCATCACTTGGTTCGGCTAAATATAGTTCTCGGAAGACGTGGTCGGGTAAATCTCTTTGGGCTTGCTCTATCTCCTCTTGTTTTAGTATTCCCGCTTCTACTGCATCCCACGCTGTTATTTTATGGTACTCGTAATCTTGTTCCCCTGCACGGGCTTTTAGCCCCAACCTACAACCCCAATTCTTTTTACCTTTGGCGTTACCTATCAGCTTACATTTACCGTTGGTTGCTGTTAGTGTTGAACGTAAAGCAAACCACGCTTCCTCTCTTGCCCTTGTAAACTCATCAAACACACACGCATAAACATCATCACCATAAAGGTTATCGGGTTTCTCTGCTGACTTAAATTGAATGATTGCACCCGTTGGTAGAGTTAGCCTTAGCTTGCTTTCATTGATGGTAAAGAAACCACGCACCGTTACTTGCTTAATCATTCGCCTAAAGGCTATCTCGGCTTGGCTGTATGTAGGTGCTACCCACCAAACCGATTGGTTAGTGGTGCATTGCAGGGCTTGTTCAAACAACCAAATGATGTGCGATGCTGTTTTGCCTGACTTGGTTGATGCTTCACAAATGGTAAACCGTGCCTTACTATCCAGTATAGCCCGTTGGTAGTCTGTTATCTTTGGGCGTTTATAGGCTATCTTCACTCTATATCGTAGCTACATTCACTTACCAGGTACTCAAACTGCCCTATGTTATAGGTCGGGGTTGTTATGGTATTGCTTGCAACAAGGTTACCCTCATACCATATTTGCGTTGTTATGTAGCCAGGCTGATTATTATCCCCTATGCTATCGCAGTCAATAAAGTATTTGCGGTATGCTTGGATGGAAAGGTCGGGGCTGCCTGTTGTTTGGCCATTAAATACAAAGGTGCTATCCCATTGCGTTGAGGTTATTACATCATCAATAGTTCCCATAGGCTTAATACCCGTTTGGACGTTGGTTATAACCTTGTAAACTACTTGCCCTTTGGGTATGGTTTTATCTTCTTTGCAGCCAAACAAGGCTATGATTATTAATATTAGCAAATTTCTCATATTTCTTACATCGTGTTTTAAAAGGTTGTTTACTGTTTTACCGCCTTTTTAGTTACATTTTTGCAAATTAAGTTATAAAACTTACATCAATCCAAGTTTAAAGTTACGGTTATATCCCCCTCATGTTGAACGGTTTGTTTGTCAACCCATCCTTCTTTTGCTTTTAAATAAAAGATTAGCCCAGTTGTTGAGCCTTGCCCGTTTACCAATGCTTCCTCTTTAGCTTCACGAATTTTGTTATCCGTCTTTTTTATAATGTTACTATATTCTTTCAGTTGCCCGTAGTCGTGCCATATCTTTCTATCCATATCTAAGAAGTTCATTAGCCCTCCCATCGTTGGTATGCGTGGCTTTGATACATCAACAACATCACCTTTGGCGGTAGCTTGTTGCTCTGTATAGTCTAAGCAATGTTGGAAGTATGCCTGTATAGCTTCTTCTAATTCATCGGGCATATAAGAACGTGGTCTGCCAACTTGCAGCTTAGTTTCCTTTCCGCTTTCTACTGACTTGCGGCTGGGGTTGAGTTTCTTTCTCATATTGCTTTTGATTTTCTTCGTACAGGTTTCTGCCTAATCTTATTACTTGTTCTTTACAGGCACTACAATTCATATCGGTTGAATAGCCTATTGTTTCTTTTAAGTGTGCCGCCAAACCGTTTAGGTCGTGGTCGGATGTTACATAGAAGTTTTTAAAGTAAAACTCCCATATTGGTTTAAAGGTTGCAAGATGATTAAATTGTTCTTGTGTCATAGCCGGTTGTAAATTACAATTGATAATGTTGCTGCGGTTGCTGCGGTTAGTAATGCTTCAATTGGGTTAACGGTTGTTAGTTGGTATGCAAGGCAAGTCCAAAAGGTTAGGCACTTGTTACACTTTAGCGGGTATGGTATTATATACCCAAAGGGTAGGTTATCGTGTAGCCATTGGTTAGCGTGAGCCATTTGCATTGAAACAACTATGCCTAAGCAAGCAAAGCCGATTATGTTAAATAGTAGTAAGTACATAGTTAAACGCTGTTGTTAGTTGTAGCCAGTATCCTTTTTTAATTAGCATTGTTACTAATCGGTGGTCTTGTTTACCAAAGGTACAGTATTCTGCAATAATAATCTTAGGCTTTGGCAGGTCGGTTTTAAAGTATGGCTTTAGTACATCGTATTCACTTCCCTCTAAGTCAATGCTTAATAGGTCTATTTGAGTAACGTTGTTTTCTTTTACAAGTGTTGCCAATGATATACCTGAAACTACTTTAACCTTTTCGTGGTCTTTGGTAGTTATCTTTCCCGCTTCTCCATTGTAGTCAAAGTAAACCGAACCATCAATTTTATTTACTGCTTTTTGTATTAGTTTGCAAGTTCGGTCTTTGTAGCTATCCAAGTAAACAGGGTTAGGCTCTACACAAATACCTTTCCATCCCATATTGTCTAATATTTTGGTGTTAGAGTTTATAGTTCCATCGGCACTGCCTAAGTCTATGTAAAACCCATTGTCAGGCAATAACCCCTCAAGGTATAGCCATTCATCTTCTTTGCATTGTGAGTTAAAATTGTGTTCCATTGTAAAATTCTTATTTTATTTTTAGTATTACCGTAAATCCGTTGCCTACTTTATCATCAGGGTCTTGTGTTTCTATTACCTCAACATAGCATGTCATTCTGTTTATAAAATCTAAAAATGAATTAAGTGTCCAAATGTTATGATGTTTATCTGGGTACTCTTTTAGGTTATCCCTTTCAAATATATTATCCGCTATTGTTTCTACGTTATCTTTATCAAACGTTCTTTCTTTATGCGGTACTATTAGAAAAATGTATTTAGTTGCCACCCTACACCATTCTATTATTGCAAGGTCGGGTCGGTAAATATGTTCTATAACGTGCGAATTAATTACAAAATCAAATGACTTATCTTTAAATGGTAATTTTATTGCATCTTCACAAATAATATCTACCGTAGCAAAACTATTACAACATTCTTTTTGTTCGTTAATATAAAACTCATATCCATCTTTATCTACGTTTAGAGTATTAAGGTTAAAAGGGTTATGTGCCGCACCCCCTATCTCAATGCCTGAAAGCCCATCAAGGTACTTGTGTGCTAATTCGCTATCTTTAAATACCATAATCTAGTCTCTCCATTCTAATATTGTTTCATCTAAGTGTTTTGCCTCAACCGACTTATCAACTAAAAGCCTACCAAATCCCATTAAAAAGGCATCGCTGCAATAGTTTGGGTCATCGGGTTGGTTTAAGCCTGTAACCCTATGCCACCCCCGGCGAAACTTTAGCACCCCAAATACCTCACGCTTAATTAGTACAAACCCAGTGTTTGCACTATCGCATAATATTAAGTCATTTCCAATTTCTTCTATATCCCCAAATACATAGCTAACGTGCTTGTGTCCGTTTCTACCTTTAACAAATCCACCTACCATTGGCTTATTGTGGCTCATTAGCTTTTTAATGGTGTTTTGAGGAATAACCATATCGCTATCCACAAACAGGATATACTCAGCACCTACATCTAAGGCACACTCTATTGCATCGTTGCGACCTCTAACAATAGGAACTAACCGAGCTTGGTCTTGGTCAAACTCTGGTTTTTTCCACCAGTTGCTCTCATAGTTCCAAAAGTCATAATACAACTTTGGTAAGCGTGGGTAGCTTGCCGCTATTAAGTCTTTCCAATTGTCTTTTTCTTTAGTTTCTATGTTGTAGTAAACTTCATAGTTAGGGTAGTCTAATAGGGCAATACTTTCTAAGGGTATCATTCGGTTATGATACTTCCTATCGCAATGCAGCACGCATACTAATACTTTTGGTGTCATAGTGTTTTGAGCAGTTTATAACGTTTCTCATTAACTTTTAAAATGTGATACTTTTCTTTTACTTCTTTGGCTAAATTATCGGCTAAATACCTACCGTAGTCAGGCTCGTTAATCAGCTTACGCATTGCCTTGTACCAGTCTTTATGGTTGCGGTTTTTATCAATCGCAATGCAATTTACACCATTTTTAATTACATCCGTATATGGTTTAATATCAGACACTATACAAGCCTTCCCCATAAAACCCGCTTCAATCATTTTTAACTCACTTTTGCAGTTGTTAAAAGTGTTATCATTTAGCGGAACTATACAAGCATCCAAATGGTTATACCCTAAAGCATAATTGTAAACATCGGTAGCGTAAACCCTCTCATAGTCTTTGCCCCTACCCCTATCGGTAAATACTTGCTCAAATCTTCCGTACTCTGGGCTTTCATCGTTATACCCAAATAGCTTAACTGTAAACCTACCTTGCAGTTCCCTATCAGCGTGTAGTTGTTTAAACCCATCTTGCATTAATACAACGTCTTCCCAATGGCATACTCCTCCCATATAACCTATTCGGTACTTATCCCCTGGTACATAGTTAGGTTGGAATTGTGGGTAGATTTCGGGGTAGATAGCATTTGGCAAAACCTCTACATTATAGTTCAGCTTGCTTATCTTTTCGGCTAACTGAACATTGGTAGTCGTAACAAGGTCGGCATACTTAATGCTTTCAATTATCTTTTCAGGTGCTTTAAATATCCGGTACTGTTCTTTAAGAACGTGAAACGTTGATAAGTTCCAGTAGTCATCAATGTCAACTATTATCTTTACCCCTAATCTTTTTAGTTGGTCAGCTATTAACTTTATGTTTTTAACATCATTGTGGTGTTCAAACTCCCTGCTAAAGATTACCGCATTAAATTGCTGCAAAACCTCATTAGGCATCCCGTTGATAGTGTTGCACCGGGCATACTCTATATCGGTAGTTTGGGTTAAATGCTGAAATGGCATCTCCAACCTATAATAGTTGCTACCTGATTTATTCTGCTCTACTCCTAAAATTTTCATTTGAACGGGTTGTTTCTTTTATCAAACAAATACCACTTGTAAAACAATACTATAGCCGCAGCATATATTAAAACAGTTGCAACTATGTATGTATAAATTAAAATTTCTTTCATTTCAGCTTGTCCTTAATGCGTTTAACGTGGTTGCCTATAGTTCGGTATGGTATTCCACTCTCATCGGATAGTTTGCGGTAACTGCCCGATTTGATATACTCTAATAACATTCTCTTTTCAAAACTTGGTAGGTTGTTAATGTTATCCTCTACCTTGCTAACTTCAATATCTAATTCGTAGTTGTAAGTTTCATCAATTGTATCGTGGCACTCCGATAGATACTCAACCCTTTTTTTAACCGTTAACCATTCGCTGCCCTCATTCATTATAATTTTAATAATGTACCACCTTAAATGGTTGTTAGAGTAAATCTCCAATAACCTAACCTCTGGTATTTCGCAAATCTTATAGATAATGTGTTGGTAAAACTCCCTTGCATCAATCCCCCTGCAAATATTATAGCACGCTGCTTTAACGTCTTTGTCTTTAGCAATGTGTTCTAATAACGTTTGGCGGTTCATTATTACAAAGATATACGTTTACTTACAATAATTTGCAGTTGTTCTTTGGTTATTACATTATCGTGCGCTAAGTTATGACATACCCGGCAAAGTGCAACCAGGTTGTTGGCGTGGTCTTGTTCTGCCTTTCTTTTGCTGCCAAACTTTGAACGGGGTATTATGTGGTGTATGTCTACCGATGTAGCGTTACACACCTCGCAAGCTATCCAAGTGCCTAAGTCTATTCCTAACGCTTTATGGTAGTTTACTATGTGCGGTTGCATTGTTAAACTTTGTTGCTGTTAAAGTTGGTTAAGTTCGTTTTTTACTTCTTGCCAGTAATCTTTATTGTTTAGGCTATCTCCTAAAGGTAAATAGTTAAGGCTGTCTAATATCTCATCAGCCGCTATTATGGCTGATTTCTTTGCCAGTTCAACCTTTGATTGGTAAATGCGCATACCAACACCGTCCGATGCTTCGTAAAACTGATTATAAAGCTGTTTGGCTTTTTCTTTCGCTGTCATTTCTTCTATCTTTATTGGTTAAAACAATTTGGCTTCTACAATTGTTAGTTTATTAACTTGGTATTCGCCACCTCCCCCCTCAACAGTAGCTTCATCTGCACATTTCTCTCTTTGCCTTTCTAATAGGTCTTTTATATCTTTAAATATTTGCCATATTTCTTGTGTTTCTATGTGAACTGTAAGTTTGTCAAAATTGCCATTTTCAGCTTCTTTTAATGCTTCTAATACTGGGATTTCCATGTTGTTTATGCTTTGTTTGGTATAGCTTTAATAATTTTAATTACAGTATCAATTGATAGGTATTCGGCATCAATAGTATATCTTCCATTTTTATTATACTCTATTGATAAATGGCCAAAACCTGTATCGGCAATCCATTCTATTGTTGTGGTATTATTATCTTTATAAACTATTTTAGCAGAGTGTACTTCTTTTATTTTCATTTTATGCTTTGTTTAGGTGGGTTAAATCAATTGTGTCTTCAATAACTCTTTTATGTAGTCTCTGTATTGTAAGTCTACTTGACTGGTCATATGGTTCTATACCAACTGCATATGGCATGTTAGCAACCCAAACACTGTAATTATTTATTTTAGCCGTATATGCATTATAATTTGTGAATTTATATTTATCCATAAGTTCTGTTAGTAATTTGTCATGCGCTTTGCTATATGGTTTATTCATTGCCCAATAACGTGGTTTAAATATAAATTGCAGGCTTAGTATAAAATTTTTAATATTTTTCATCTTTCTATCTTTAAAACTTGTTAGTGATTAGGTATTGCTTGATGGCTTCTTTAATTTTGTTGGCTTGTTGTTCACTTTCTATTGAGTAGACTATAACCTCAAACTTAGAATTGTTTTTTCGAGTGTTGACATTCCACCTCTGCTCTGTTTCAATTGGTGCTATGGTTTTGGCTTTTTCAAAATACTTATCGTAGAACTTTATAACATTTGGGTTTGGCTCTTTGCCCTGTTCTTGGGCTAAAAATTCAGCGTGCGTATATGTTTTATCTTCAAAACATACAACACTCCAATCCTTATCCATATTACCAATATCGTTAATAATGGTATAAGCATCCTCTCCTTTTTGGTAGTAGCACTTATATATTTTACCTTTGGTAATATTCATCATACTTTCAGTTAGCATTTTTCTATACTCAAACTCACCCTCTGTTGTATCAATAGGCTGAATAAGGTTGTAGTGCTTTAGCCTTGCATCTATTTGGGCTATTAGGCTTAAATCTTCTTTCGGTAGTGTCATGGTGTTTGTTTTAAAGGGTTATTCCGCAATCTTGCAGGGTTTGTAAAATCTCATCAGCTTGTTTCAATCGGTTTTTTTGCAGTTCTTCTTCTCCAACTTGTCCCCAACCGTTAGCTTTTTCAATGCAAGTGTTGTATTCCACTTTGAGCAACTCCCCTAACCTCTCCTTATCGGAATTGGCTTTTGCTAACTGAGTGGTTAACTCCTCATTCTCCTTTTGATACTTTTCAATAGTAAATATCTGGGCTTCGTTTACTTCTTTTAACAGAGTGTTCTCGGCTTTAAGGACGTTATGGGTGTTGCAGGCGGTTACTGCAAAATGACCGTTCTCCTTTTTAATAAACATAGCTATTTGTTGAGGTTTATTGTTCTCATCATAATAAGCTAAGTATGTTCCATCGGTTGATATTATCCAAGGCGTTGGCGTGTGGTTATTCTTCATTGTTAGTGTTGTTACTTGGTTTTAAGTTTGTCCTGTATGGCTTGCTCTACAAAGGCGGTTATATTAACTCCTGTTT